CCTGCTACTCAAATTATAGACTTACATCTATAATGAGAATTGTAAAACCTCACGATTTTTACTTACTGCTTCAACGTATATGCTTTCATAATTTAATAATATTAAATATACTACTCACAAGTTCTTCTATACTCCACAGTCGTAAATTCCCAACTAGCCATTGGTACATCTTATACAATCATGTTTAATGTACAACTGTATAAGTGTTAGCATCTCTTAAATTAAGACTTGCATTAATATCCCTATCTGCAATATAACCACACTCTGAACACCTATAAGTTCTGTCAGATAACTTCAAGTCTTTCTTAATATGACCACATACATGACATGTTTTAGATGACGGATACCATCTATCTACAACTCTTAATTCAATATTATGTTCTTTGCATTTACTAATCAACTTAGTTCTAAATTCAAAGAACTTTTGTTGTGCTACTGCTTTAGAAAGATGTCTATTTTTCATCATACCACTAAGATTTAAATCTTCAATAACAATAAAAGCAGGCTTGATTTTCACCATACTATGTATTGTTTTATTAAGATAATCAGTTCTGATATTTGTCAACCTTTGATAAAGCCTCTGTACCTTTAGTTTTTGTTTTACAAAATTCTTTTGAGTAGACTCTCCTTTCTTTATTGAAATAACTTTACGAGATAACTTTTTCTGTTCTCGCTTTAAAATCTTTTCTACTTTTCTAACATTATTTGTTTTGTTTATATTATGATAAATAGAACCATCTGAGCATATCGCTAGATTCTTTAATCCCAAATCTATGCCTATACCAAAGTTGTTATTACTTCTAATATTATGTTCTTGTATATCAACCAAAACAGATATGTAATATCGTCCAGCTTTACATGAAATAGTCCCACTTCTAACAGTAAAACCATCTTTAGATGTCGGAATATAGCCTTTTTCTTTCAAACGAACCCACCCTAAAAGTAGGAACTTTTATTCTATGTCTATCACACAAACAGTCTGTTTTTCTACATCTAACAAAGTACATCTTAACATCAGATTTACCTTTTTTCTTAAATCTAGGAAAACTACTTTTATGCTTAAAGAAATTAACAAATGCTTTATAACCATCTTCCATAGCTTTTTTAGTAGATTTAGTAGAAACCTCTTTAATCCACATCATATCTGGATTATTTGGTAGATACTCGTTGTTAAGCCAAACACTAAAAGTTCTCCCAGTCATAAACTCTTTCTTTTCCTCATAAAGATTTTTATTATGAGAAAGATAGAAGTTGTAAATAAACCTACATGTTCCGATAGTTTTATTTATTTTTATAATTTGTTCTTCTGTAGGATTAATTTCAGTTTTAAAACTCTTTAACAATGTTAGCATTCCCCTCCTTATTTGTCTCTTATATTATTGACCTGTGCATTATCCAAAATCTATTCACCTCCTTTATACATAAATTATTACATATGTATACCCTTGTCAACAATTTTATCTACATTATAACACCTCTACAATCTTATTCTTATCTAAAGCATAATCCTTTTCCATATTACACCCCTTAGAATGTTCCCATTCGCCACATAACAGTACAGTATCACACAAATCTAAAAGCTTGAAACATAAATTAATCCCCTTATCATAATCAACAGATTCATACATAAACCCATACGCATGAATAGGAGATATAAATGTCTTGTCACTAAACTTTGAGCATAACACATTCATTATGTCTGACACTTTTTCATAGTTAGATGATAAGCCACTATAAGGATGGGCCACATACACAATTTTAGAGTTTTCTAACATAGTCAATACCTCAACCAAAAATACGAAAATGCATACACCCTTATTATACACCATATAATAAAAAAAGAGTACATGAATTACCATGTACTCATAAAAATCTATGTTATTTTGTAACCCTATGCAATATCGCTTTAACAACACAATAAAACGCATAGACTAAAATTGTAGCTAAAATACCTAAAATAAAAGGTAAACTAAACGCTAACACAATAAGATGTTCCATATTACCTCTCTACTACAATACAATACAACAGATAAAGTGATATTCATTAAATTTGAAAACATTAAAAGAACTACCCATGTATACCACACAAATATGACCGTATTAATTGTAATTTATCTTTTCTAGATAGTTTATTTTTGATATACCACTCTCTACTCATTGCTTCTTGCTTAGATGCGTACACCTCAGAATAAACTAACTTACAAGGCAATCTTGCCCTAGTGTATTTAGCACCCTTACCACTGTTATGAACGTCCAACCTACGTTTAAGATTGTTTGTGTAGCCTGTGTATAATGTACCATCACTACACTCTAGAACATACACGTAAAAACTAGACACCACATAAATCCCTTACAACATCACTATACAAACTACGTCTCATACAATAGTGTAAAAACCAATCCATACGATATAAATTTATTAGTGATAATATAGACGAAACATCATCTCTTGATAAATTAATTGAAATAGGTGATATCTCAAAGTCAAATGACTTCATTTTCATAATCTTATAATTATTTTCAAAAATGTGAAACTTATCAAGAATTATTGGAAGATATTTATCTACTATATCGTCACTGACTAGCGAACCATTTTTCTGAATTAGTGTATTATTACACATATCATAATCATAGTTGTTAGCAATCTCACTGGCCTTAGCTTTTAAAAACCTATAGTACCCTTTTAGATTATCAGAACTATCACCAACAATGGCACGATATTTAACTAAATCACTAGGAGAAACACCATTAAATGTATCTCTTACAACACTTTCATCTACTATATCAGATGTTTCCTTCCACGAATTATTGTTACCTATTTTACGAATGATATTTACAGTAGCAAAATCATTATCTTTAACTAACTGATACATATCTTTATCATTAGATAAAATGTAAACATTCTTACGTACCTTATTCTTACTACAAAGACTAGATACACTCTCAATAATAGAGTGTATTGAATCATCAGCCTCATAACTAAAATCATGACAACAATATGTGGAAGTTATCAAACTAGACATCCTAACAATGTCATTAATAGATGACTGAATCACAGCTTTAACGTCACTATGATTACCTCTATTCGCCTTATAACTAGGATTTATCTCTCTTCTTGTAATATCAGAACCATCCAAGCATAAAACGATTGACGGATTATTGAACGTACCCTCTAAACGTGTTAAGAATTTAAGAAAACCATGAATATGCCCTACAAAAGTATCTTGACCTTTAACATCAACATACATATCCTTATATGCCCAAGCATATCGATATAAAAAGTTAGACACATCCACAAGTAGTATCTCATCTGACCTAACAATCATCTGAAATAAACTTTCCTTTGTTAAAGTATTCATATGTTATCTCCTTATGAAATAAATTACACAAGTATTATAACACATACCAATCACTTTTAGAAAGAATCTACCATATCCTTAAACTCACTAACAATAGATTTAATCTCTTTTAAATCTCGTCTAGTAATTGAATCAACAACACCATCAGTTAATGCACACATAGTATACAATGTAAACAATGCATCTACGGCATTATAATACTCACCAGTATCAGATAAAGTCTCAACACACTTTTGTAGCTTATTAACTAATTTATCCTCAAATGCGTTTGTATTCAAAGAAACATTAGAAGTACTCTTAGTACCCACTCTAGAAGTACTATTTCTAATTACTGGGTCAATCGTAGACTGAACTTGTGTATAAGAATTTGTAAAAGGAACTTGACTTGTATCAGAACTATTGGGAATATGACCAAAGGCTTCTTGAATACTATTCTTAACTGTAGCATCATCTACCAATTTCATATTAGCTATACCATTCTGCTCGCTTACGTGTTTAGCACCCTCACGAATAGCAGATAGTATAGACTTACCACCACGATTAATATAATTCATTATATGTTCCCCTACTATTTAACATGATTTAACTCTAATTCCTCAATAAATGAGAAAATAGTTGCACATGAAAAATTAAAATCCTTAGTACCTTGTTTGAAGTCAATTCCCAAGAATAAAGTTTTATTTGTATCTTTGTAACACTCTACATCAACAATTTTACTTTCCCTATTCTTAATGAAAGACTTAGCTAACTTTTCAATCTCGTTATCATTAATGTCATACCTAGATGTATTGTTAATATTAAGATTTACTCTCCTAGAATTACTCTCATCTGAAAATGATTCTAACTCTACGAATACATGTAAATCACCCAACACATCATATAAACGCTTAACATAACTCTTAACAAAAGACGGAACTTCATCCTGTATCACACCCTCATATACTGGGTTACGATATGCATCTAAAAGATTAGACAGTAAAGACACACACTCATTAAACAAATCAGTAGCCTCTACAAAGATAACAACATTAGAAGTATCTTCCTCTTCCTCAACTGTCAACATATCTAATACAGTAGATTTATTCCTCTTTTTAATTTTTAAAATACCACTCTTAACGAATGTAGCTAAAGTAGATACAAAATCTAAACTAATACCACCACATCTACTCCAAATGCTACGGAAATTCCCCATAGACATTGGTAACTGTGATTTAGTAACAGCTATGGAATAAATCATAAAAAGTATCCCATATGTCTCATCATTATCAGATAGACCTAACTTATAAAATGTACCTGACAACTTTTCAATCTCATTATCAGGTACATTCACTTTATCTGATAGGATAAGCTTTAATGTATCACTTAAATACAACTTACCCATAATCTATATCCTACCTATTAAAGAATAACTACTTGACCACTAGAAGCTTTATCTAAATCTTCAGAAGAAACTTCAAAACCTTGATTCAAAAGCATTGCCCTAGCACGAATCCTGTTACCCATTTGTAACTCACGACCCTCAGACACTAAGCAATAACCTTTACCAGATTTAAATGTCAACATAGATTCAGAAACTTCTTTATCATCAGACTCTTCGTCCTCGTCTTCATCATCCTCATCTTTGTCATCATCGTCATCATCGTCTTCGTCAGAATCCTCTTGAATTTCTTCTTCGTCTTCATCAGAATCTTCGTCTTCTTTAACTGTTTTGCGTTTTTTAGCCTCTTGAATTTCTTCCTCATCATCGCAATCTTCACAATCTTCGACAACACCCTCAGCTACACAACGTGAAACGAAAGATTCAGAAACAGTTAAGTTAGAGAATACTTCAACACCATCACGTGTCACAGTCAAGAAACCATCTTCATAAGAAAGAACATCACCATCTTCTACATGGAAGATAGTACCATTAGCAGAAATATCGAAACCTTCAACAACTACAGACTCATTGGCTTTCATTGCTTTTTTACGATTTTTCTTAGCTTTAGCTTTACCTTTTTTAGCTTTTTTAATGTTCTTTTTAGATGCTTTAATTTCAGCGGCAGTCCTACGAACCAATTTATCGCCTTGAACTTTCCACTTTTCACCTTTTTCTTTAGATTTTAAAAGAAGTTTGGCTTTTTTTGCATTGATTTTACGCTTTTTACCACCTTTAAAGGAAACTTTTGCACCTTCCTCTACATCTTCTTCCTCGTCATCGAAAAGTTCTTCTACATCTTCAACAACAACTTCATCAGCACTATCAACAAACGCTACGAAATCTTCAGCAGAAACCTCTACTTCTTCCTCACGCAACTCACCATCAGCATCGTAAATATTTACAACACAAGGTTCACCATTTGTTACCAACTCTACAATCTCATCTTGATTAACTTCATAATCACCCAAAGTTGTATCAACAGTAGCAAAATAGAAAGAACCCTCTTCTACTTCCTCAAACACGTCTGTATTACCAGCGTCTTTTTTGTCAGCATCTTTCAAGGCTTCATTTACGCTTTTAACAATGCTAGATACAGTAGATTCAAACAATGTAGAACCAACCTCAATACCTTGCATTTCTAATTCGTCAGCAATCAAATTGCTAAGTTTTCTTACTTGCCTCATTTATCTAGGAATCCCCTTATTAAAATAAATACTATATTAACTATTATTATGTATAATGCTATACTATTATAAACCTAAAGTCTTAGCATCTCTCCTAGCTTGAATAGATTTTCTACGTTTAGTACATGCTTCATCAGTATGTGCTTTTTTACGTGCTTCAGCCAAAGCTTTAAGCTGTGCAGATGTAACGTGTTTACGTTCACCCCTACCAACTTTCTCTACTAACTTACCATCTTTATAAGCAGTATACTTTTTACCCTTAGCATGAGCCTCAGAAACAATCGCAGAATGAGTATGACTACCATTACCACCACTAACAAGATTACTATATGTACGTAACCTCTCTTCCAACTCACTTAGGTCATCTTTAGCCAATAAACCATTACGCACGTAACTACGTAATGCATCTAACTTACTATCGATATCGTCTTTAGATTTTAAATTGAAAGTAACATTAACATTATTATTCTTTCCCCACACGTTAAGGAAATGCCCAAATTCGGAGTACAACCACCTAACTGGTTGACCACCACCAACACCACCTAATAATGTAGGAGTATCATCCCCATAAGGAGAATTTGTAAATCTCATTAATATTAACCTTTCTATCTATATAAGATATTAACCTCTCATGATATTCCAATAGCCAAAACCACCATCTTCCAATCGTTGCTCTAGCTCCTGTTTATCTGTATTACCCTCATTTATCAACTCATCAGATTCAATCTCAAATACACCACTACTAATCTTATACTTAGAACGTATACGTCCCTCAGTGATTTTTACCATAGCAAGTGTATAATCACGAATCCACTGTCTCCAAAATGAGTTCTTAGCTATATCTTCAAAAGTATTACTAGACTTAACATACTCTACTGTTACAAGTCCACTGAAACCATCAATATATAACTTATTATCTGTAGGGTCTAAGTACCAATCATTTGTCATCAACATATTCATCTCTGACATAGTACCAGAAAAGGCAACATAGTTGTAAATACCTTTAAGGTCTCCACCATTACCTAATGCTTGCATACCACGATACTGACACAGTTGATTACAAATATCACACCCACTAAGACTTAGGTTACATCCACCACCATCTCTATCAGGATTTGCAACCAACTCAGCATTACTGTTACTAGCACCACTACCAACACCATTATATATCTGCCTAACAGCTTCCATATCATACCCTGTAACATCAACTACACCATTAGCAACATTGAATGTCGCTAAATAAGGTAATGATACTTTACTCTCACATCTCCTAGTAGAAAAATCTATTAACCTATCTATTTGACGTTGAGTGATATATAGAGTGATTACAGGATAACCTAAAGCCACCATGCAATCCTCTATGATATCTCGTCTCTCTTTTGAAAGTGATTCCATGTAGTCATTGCTAAATGAACTACTATCTACAAGTAAATTATCATCAATCCTACTCATGACTACTCACCTTTCAAAATGTTATTTTTTGTTTTGAGCAGATAAAATCATTTCTTTAACATCTGCTTTTTTATTAACACTATCAGCATCTACACCAACTTCTTTTGCTGTAGCTTTTAACTCTTTAAGTGTTAATGTATCAAGAAAATCAGCTGTGAGTTTTTTTACCTTTTCTACTTTCTCAGTAACATCATTCACAGTATCTTCTACAACGTCACTAGCAATCTTACCTGCATTATCAGACACTGATTTAACAGCATCTTGTGTTTTAGTAGAAACAGCTTTAACACCTTCTACCACACTATCAGCCACTTTAGATACATGACCTTTTAAATCTTCTTTAGCTTTGTTGATGTCGTCCAAAGTACGTTGAGATAAACCAAGTTCCTCAGAATTTTGAACGATAATACCAGCCCTAGCATATGGTCTAAAAAAACCAACTTTATCAATGCTATCCAAAGGTTTTGCCTCCTCAGGAGCAAAAACTAAAGTGCCATTATAATTATAATCAGGAATACGGATTGTGTTTTTAGTTGTATTTTTTAACTCTAATCCCATTATATCTCCCATTCTTCATCTAAATGTATGTAAAATAAAGGATATATAGGAATACTTACATAGAATTCTTCCCATACATCCTCAGTAAACATATACCAATCTACAAAAACTAAATTAATATACCCACTCTGTTATTTTACAAACTCTAAATTTAATATATCCACTACTATATATAGTAACATTAAATTTATTCTACGTTTTTATCACTTATCCAAATATAAGTAGCTTGTCCACAATCATACACAGGTAAATATCCCCTAACTAAAATTAACTCTTCATTAGAAGTACCCTTACCATGATTCTCTTTAAATAATCTATCATACCCTTGATTCAACAATAAACCATCTGTAATATGACGTTTTTCTTTAGTACTATACCAATGTTTTCTAGGTGAATTAGTTTTAACATATGTAAATCCCAAAGCATCATATACTTTACCACTAAATTTAGAAGTATCACAATACGAAACAATACTACTAGGTTTATATTCATTAATGAAATGTTTAAATAACTTCTCAGCACCACCTACTACGTTGTAATGTGAACAATAACGTAACAACTCATACTCACAATTTTTATTGAAACGTGATTTACCGAATGTCATTAATGATACTAACTGATTATTATAATATAACCCTAAACGAATTTTCTGTCCCCTACAAGTACTCTGTAAATGATACATATCTAAATAGTTATTTGTATCTACATCACTAACTACTCTAATATCGCAATTACGTGCATATACAGTAACCCTATCCTTCAGTAGTTGTACAACTTTATCTGTATCATCCCAATCAAATACATGTATTACATGATAACCACTATCCTTAGCTAACTTAGATTTATCTCTATGATAATTAACATCAATCCTATTCTTGCCATAAGGATTGAAATGTGTATTATGTGTAGCTGTAGGATTTATTTCTATTAAAGTGTTACCTACTTTAAAATCATAGGAATATTTTTCTAATAAAAACTCACGCTCATAAACAATACCAACGTCATCTAGAAGTTTAGCAAAAGACCTATTATAACTACTATCATTACCTTTATATTTACCACTAAAAACTAAACAAGTATAGTCAACCCCATAGCGTTTCCTATTCGTCTCAATCGTCTTACGTTTTATTTCATCCGACTGTGCTGGACGCTCAACACCATATTTTTCAAGATTACTATCAATTATATGCTGTTTGACAATATCAGACTGATTGGGATATTCTGTCCCATACTTCTCTAAAGAAGTTATCCTAGACTTATCCATTACTTCTTTTGACTGCATAGGGTAATCTACACCTAAATTCTTACGATTAGACTCAACAATCCTATTCTTAATAATATCTGATTTAGATGGGTTATCTACACCATATCGTTCTAAATTTGTAGCCTTAATCTTCTCTTTAATTACTTCAGCTTGAAAAGAATACTCAACACCATACCTATCTAGCATTGATTTACTAATCTTAGGTCTGACTATATTAGATTGTGCAGAACAAGTATTACCATATCTCTCTAAATTTGTTTTCTTTACTTTTTCATATATCTCTTTAGACTTAAATGGGTTGTCTACACCATACCTCTCTAACATAGTTTTCTTACGTTTAGATAACTGTCGTAGCTTCTCTTCATCAGACATTAACTTACCTTTTACAAACCCATCAGGTATAGCATCACCATCAATGAATTTTCTATTGATAACACCATTATTATAGAATGTACCTCTACCACTAAGACTAACTTTACCTACACCCTCAGTCCTACTGACTTTTACTTTTTTCTCTCTTTTTGGTTTATCTGCTTTTGGTTTTAACACCTTACCATTAGTAGTACCATATCTCTCTAAATTGGTTTTCTTTACTTTTTCTTTTTGAGATTCAAGACTTTGATGATGTTCAACACCATACTTTTTAAGATTTGTCTCTATAATTCTATCGTACACATCCTTAGACTGAGCAACATTAGTAACACCATACTTTTCGATTGTAGTCTTAACCCTTTTAGCATTACTTTCAGCCTTTTGCTCTTCAGTACGAGGTAACATCCCTAAAACAAACCCTTCAGGTTGCTCACCCTCATAGTACCTTTTAGCTATAACACCATTATTATATGTTCTTTTCCCTTTACCACCTTGTAAATTTGGTTTATCACTCATCAAATGTCAACTCCCAACATCCTATTTATCTCTTCTTCAACAAAATCTACATTACTTTCGTTATACTCAATATCACCATATAACTTATATGCTAATAATAACCCAAATAAAGCTTCTAAATGACCTTTACAGCTATTACAAAATTCACCACTACTAGGACTCTCACAACAAGTACAATATTGATATAAATTATTGTTGATTAAATAGTCTAGAATTCTAGGTTTATCCAACTGTATAAAAGGAAACATCATACATATATCAACACCTCTATATTCCACATTAAAGTCATCTACCAATTTCTTATAGTATGGTAAATGATATGTCCTAGAATCCCTATCTAAAGAGCCATTTAATACTATATTCATATCAACACCACCTATCATAGGTACTACTGAATTAATAGCATTAATAAATATTAAATCATAAGAATTCTCACTGTAGGAATATTCTTCTAAATCACTGAATGAACTCTTAAAAGTAACTAACTTAACTAATTCTTCATCTCGATTAATATGAGAAATAAACTTTTTTACATGTCTATTCTCTAATGCCACTTTTCCTTTATCTAATAGGTTACTCTTAACATACAATGCATACACAGTTTTTATGTTATCATACTTCTTTTTAGTATTAACTGCCATATTCAGTAATGCAGTTGAATCAAAACCACCAGAGAATAACACAACCAAATTACAAGTCTTACCACTAGGAATGTTACACAACACTCCATCTCTAGCTACAATCTTTTCCATAATTTAATCACCCCTAATATAAAATACTATGCTGTAATTAAATTATATACTATTCGCTAATCAAAATCAACAAAAAAAGAAAAGAGGTGTAGAATTAACTACACCTCTTTGAATGGATATATTATTTAGTTTTGTATTTATATACAGTCATGTTTACTGATGACTTATAGCTTAACTATCAATTAGTTAGCGGCTACTTGCTTATTATCTACCAAAGTCAAACGATGGTACATGTATTTATTTACTGCTTTTTTTGCATAAATTGTGCAAAATCCGCGGCTGGCACGGAAGTCTGCATCAACCAATAACTGGGACGCAAAAAGCGGTAAGTAAGGAGCGTAGATGTATCCCGCTTCTATAAACATCTCACCTTTAGCACCTACCAAGATTTCATTATCAGGGTAGTATGGATTTTTATATACTTTATATTTTTCATCCAAGATACCTACCAAGTGTGGGCCACCAACGATACCATTTGTAGATACACGTTTGAAGATTTCACGTACTTGACCGATATTTGTATTCAAGGATTCAATGTATGTAGCGGCATTTTTACCACAGATAATAAATGTAGCTTCATAGCGTTTAGTGTTACCAAGAATTGTATTGGACGCATCATTGATAGCATTAAACAATGTAGCTTCATGTGTTTTAACGTCTTGACCTTTATACTCAGGAAGTTTATTCCAAGTAGATTGGCTACCAGCAATTTTTAACAAATCTTGCATACCTTTTGTTACGAGTATAATCGTTTCCATTATACCCTTCTATGACTTTCACCATAGAGCAGACTATATCTTTATGTACTTACTTAAACGATGCTTAAAATCATCTATAGAACATATCCAATCTTCATCAACATAAGTAATTATATTACCACTATCAATTACAGACTGCAATTTAGCTTTGTTTTTATCATCTGATTCTAGGTCTTTAGGTTTTACCTCTAAATAAATATCATGTAAAGGAAGATATAAATCAACAATGTAATTTCTAAATCTACCATCATAATAATACTTAAATACTTTTGTTTCATACTCAAACTTAACACCCAAAGAATCTAAGAACTCACAAGCTACCTTTTCATAAGAACTTCTAACATATAAAACATAACCATTTAATTCACATCTCACATTCCTATCCCTACGAGAATTAACCCACTCAGGACAAGACCATAAACGTCTAGAAACTTCTGATTTACGTTTAAACTCAGCTTCAGTACTATTACCAATATGCTGTCTCTCACGCATCCAATCTCTTTTATTTTCCCACAAATAATTTAAAGTTTTAGACGGATTAAGATTTCCACTCTCATGCTGTTTCTTAGCTTTAGCACTTCTAAAAGATTTAACACTTTCTTTAGAACCTATTGCTAATCCAACATCCACTCTAACCTTTTGTAAATACTCACTCTCTGTAGGATAACCTTTATAAGTATTTCTAAACTCTTCTAATGTGATATTATGTTTTTTAACTAGATGATTATTTGTTATCATCTTATATTTCTTATGACATATAGGACATTCTATATGTAATTTTAAACCATCTTTTGTACACATCTACCATTTCCATTTAAGGGATTCTCACCCACTCACTAGAGCCGTACTCCTTTTGATAATTCTCATTATCTACTCACAACTTTTGTTGCTTTCGGATAGTCGTTGAACTTTTCCCTATTAAGGACTTAGCGGCTGATTATCCATTATTACAACACTTAGGACTATAATTATACCATATTATAGCTTTTATTTCACCTTATGTCATCTAACTAATTTTTTCTGCTTTCGCTACTATCACGCTTACCCTTATTTCATGATTACGTTGTAGTTTAGTTAGCTTTAGGAACTTCCAGCAATTAAATAGATTATTTTTCGCACATATCACTATGTACGGAGACTATGTATTATTTAAGCTACTAACAACATAATAGCTTTATCTACGTTAATCTCATTGTCAATTTCGTAACCAATTTCACCAGAAGTGGCTTTAAGGATTACTGTATCCATATCTAAGCCGAATGACATTTTCAAATCATATGCAACGTCAAACATGTATACGGATTTTAATTTACGTGGACGAGCAACTACAGGCTCAGAAACTACACGCACGTCAACTTGGTCTACAGGAGCATCGAAACTATTTTGGTCATAATCAAAATCAGCTTCCAAATGAGCAACTGTTACACCAGTCAATGTAATCTCACCAGTAACATAATCAACAGTACCAGCACCTAAACCAGTACTTGCTGTATCAGTGATAGTACCTTTTTTACCAGTAGCATCAGGAACATCAATCAACTCTGAACCGATTTTATCAGTAGAAGTCAAACGGAATGTACCAGGTTTAATAGGAGTATGCAATACTTTTTGAGATACATTACCACTTGTGATAGTCAAAGACTCACCACTTACATGCTCACCACTGAAATCACCACCAGTGAAACCACGTTGAGATGAAATCATATCAGTACCAGCTTTTATGTCACCTTTGTTGTTACCATAAGTGAATTTCAAGAAGAATACTTGACCATTCCTACGGTCAAGAGGTTGAACTGATACAATATCATTCGCACTTTAATATTACGTGCTAATCGTTTCCATTAGCACTCTCATACTTTCATATGAGAATAGACTATATCACACCCTATGTAGGGGTACACCATTTCCATTCAAGGGATTCTCACCCACTCACTAGAGCCGTACTCCTTTTGACGAATTTCACGTCTATACACACATATTATTTTAATGCCCATGTGCTTCAGGATAGTCGTTGAATTACAATCTATCTATCTTCTAGATAAATATATTATAACTGCTAATTACCAATTATTGCAACACTTAGGACTATATTTTAATATAGTTTTTATTTCACCTTATGTCATCTAACTAATTTTTTCTGCTTTCGCCACATTCACACCTACTCTTTCAAGTTATGTTGTAGTTTAGTTAGCTTTACGGATTTCTAGCAATTAAGTGTATTTCTTACTCTTATTACTAAGAATAAGGACTGCGAATAAAATTACTCGTTAATCAAATTAGGCATGACTGCTGTGATAATATCAAACACGTTGGAAGTGAATGTATTAACCATAGAAATGTCAGTACCTTCATGAATAGCTGTACCATTCATCATACGACCTTTAGTCATTTCTAACTCAGATTTTGTATTTTCAAGCAACAAAGAAAGTTGAGTTGCTTCTACATCGGAGTAACCCTCTACATGTTCTTTAACTACATCTGTATATGCACTCCAAGATTCCAACAATGGACGATATTGTTCGTAAATATTTGTTTTCATATGTTAAATTATTTTCCCTTAAAATAAAATTTATACTAACTTATATAGTAATGAATACTAACCCCTACGATTAGAGAATAACTCACCTACTCTAGGTTTAGCATTTACGATATTCTCTTTTCTAACACGGGAAGATTCATTAACAATTTGAGTATCTACAATAGAATTTTTAAATGTATTCATACTACTGTCATTACTCATAGATTCACATATAGAATATACATCAGATTTATTAAAACCTACAGGCAACTTTGATTGAACCGATTCTACTGTTAACCCATAATTACCAGCAATAACTGAAATTAAATCATGTTTGATTGATTTATTTACAGCTTTGATGGAATTATAAGATTCATCAAGTGAATCAACCTCACCACAAAGTTTTCTAATTTTTGCCTCTAAATCTTTAATCTTCTGTTCGTATTCTTCAATTTGGTTATCTCTCCTATCAATAGCAGATTGATAACCACCCTCAACACCATCTAACTCTTCAGTCAATGACTGTACATCTGTTTTTAAAGCTGTGATTGTATCTTGCTGTGCTTGAATTAATGCATCTTTCTTATTAATATCAGTAACAGCTAATGCAATCTCATCATAAGCTTCAGATAATTCATTTTCTAATTTGTCTTTATCTTGTGAAAGATTTTTATTATCCTCACCTAAAGACTTATTAGTTTTTAAACTCTCATCTAGCTTACGTTCTAACTCTCTATTAGATGTAGTCAAACCCTCTTGAATTAGAGAAGTATTTTGATACTTTAATGCCTTGCAGGCTTCCTCAATAGAATTTAACTCATCTAAATCAGACTGTAACTCATCAATCTCATTTTGCAACTCAATAATCTGTGCATCTTTCCTTGCAATAGTGTCTTTTAGGCTTTCAACTTCAGATTGTATCTCAACCTCTTTATTTTTAGAATCTTGAAGTACATTTGAAATTTTATTTAGAGCGTTATCTAAACTTTGTTTCAAACCCTCATTCTCTTTTTCAAGAGATTGTTTTTGAGCCTTAATAGATTGAAGTGTTCGCTGTAAAGTATCAATTTGTGATTCACTATCATCAATAACCTCAATAGTGTCTCCGTCATCTACAACAGCTTCATCACGTTTAGCAACAATTATATCCTCAACACTTTCAAGCAATAACCTCTCAGGTGTTAAGTCATAACCATCAATGCTATATATAAAGGACTTAATATTTTTAAAGTCCTTTTCATCACACTCTTTAATAATTTTAAAAAGAGCGTTATGAACATTTGTCTCTAGTGCCTGTTTTTCAACTACACCCTCAGTTACAACATCATTAGGACGTGCAGACTGAACAGACGGAAATGGAACAGCATCAAAAGTAATAAAATTATATTGATTTTCATCTACCTCAATATAATCCTTACGTTGATGTAATGCACCACCAGCCCTAGAGGAGTAGCCGATAACACCACCAGCCTCATATAATGTATTAATGATTCTACCAAAAGGAGTATCAAGAATATGTATCTCACCAAAAATTTGATTAGATTGTGGCACTTTCCACATCTTAGCAATTCTGTGAGAAACCCTCTCAAAATCTACTTCCATCCTATCAGCGGGGTGATTAGCCTCACCATATAGAGTATTATACATTAACTGTTCTGTTACGTATGGACTAGCAAGAACATTATCCCACAACTTCTCAGAATACTTTCTACCATTCCTATTTAGAGAATCCCACTCAGCAAGCGGCCCTCTAATTACCCTTAGAACAGAATTAGAGGTAGAATCCGTAGGTACATTACTCTCATACACACTCCTATCAAATACAGAAATATCTGATAAGTATGTCTTTTCACTATTATTCATGCTTGTACCTTAATACCCCCAAAGTAACAATAAAACATTATCAACTAGCAACTTACTAGTTAACAATATGTATAAAATTGAAATACAAAATCCACTTTTAAGGTCTATAATGTACACCAATTTATATTATTTGAAAACATTATTACCATAAATATCTGCATGATAGACCATTAAAAGAAAAGGGAATATACAAAATGTGCATATTCCCTCATATTGTACATATTGATATATAATATGTACTAAAAATATTT